GCCCGGAGCACCAGCGGCCCCGACACCACTGCGGTTGCCTCGCCACTCCCGAGCCCGTGGACCGCCGCGACGCCGACGACGCGACGTTCCGGGCGACCCTGGCCCGCCTCGAAGCGGCACCGGTGGCCGACGAGGACACCGTGGAGCGGGTCGCGCGGGCGATCCACGACAGCGACCCGTTCTGCGGTGGCTGGCCCTGCTACGCGGCCGATCAGTACCGCGACCAAGCCCGTGCTGCCATCGCGGCTCTCAAGCCCGCACCCGGCACCGACAGCAGCGGGCAGGCGTCGTGCGGGGACCTGTCGCCGTCGGTCAACTTCGGCGGCGACGGCGAGTCTGAGCGCTTCATGTGCGAGCTGCCGCACGGTCACGGCGGCGCGCACCAGCGGGACAACGGGGGTGGGCTGCCGCCGATGCGGTGGGTCGTGGCCGACAGCAGCGGGCTGGCCGTGCAGCGCGTGCTGGCAGTGGATCTGCCCGGGTACCTGAGTCCGTATAACGGCGAGCGCGCGGCAGGCTGGAACGAGGGCCTCCGCGTGGCCGATGCGCTGATCCGTGCCGCTGTGGCTGGTCCCCAGCGCGACCACGGCGGGGAGGGCGGGCAGTGACCGAGTGGCTGGCCCGGTCCCTCGGGCGACGGGTGCCGGGGTGGCTGCTGGTGCTCGCGCTGGCCACCGTCGGGGCGTGGCAGCTCTACCCCTGCGTCGTGCCGTGAGGCGCGGACGGCGGTGCATCGCCATCGACGGTGCCCGCGTGCAAGTCGATGGCGAGTGGTCTGACGAAGACACCGCGGCGATGCGAGAGATCATCGCCGCTGCTCGCCGAAAGTTCGCCCTCGAGCATCCGCTCGAGGTGTCAGACCCCCCGGCTACCGTGCCGGGGTCAACCGCACTACCGACAACCCTGGGAGATCCCGTGTCCAACCCCCTCAACATCGAGGCCCCGCCGGCCACCGGCGGTGACCAGTGGAAGAACGCCGACCACGAGGGTGAGCTCATCGTGCTCACCGTCAAGAGCGTCGGCGAGCACGAGTTCGAGAACGGGCTCGCCGAGTTCGTGGTCTGCGACATCACCGTCGTCGAGGGCCCCAGTGCGGGCGAGACCTACGACGAGGCGTGGGTGCTCGGCAAGGTGCTGTTCGGCCAGCTCAAGCGGAAGATCGGCCGCACATTCGTCGGCCGCATCGGCAAGGGTGCGAAGGTCGGCAGCAAGAGTGCCCCGTGGCAACTCGACCCGGTGAGCGCCGAGGACACCGCCCGGGCGGTCGCGTTCATGACCGAGCGACTCACCCCGCCCGCCGCAGGTACCGCGGCCGCTGCGCCGGCGGCACCTGCCCCGACCGAGGTCGGGGGCGACGACGTGCCGCCGTGGGAACGCAAGTAGGCGACGGTGACGAGGCTCTCTAGACGGTGACTGTGGGGGGTCGGGGACACTCACCGAGTGACCCCGACCCCTACCACCGAGAGAGCCCCCGCCATGCCCCAGGAGATCCCGACCCGCCGTGCACCGCTCGGTCTGACCCTGCCGATCCCTCGGCACATCATCGTCACCAGCGTGGCGCTGGGGCTCACGACGGTGCTGCTCGGGTTCTCCTACCTGTGGCGCCCCGCCACGATCCGCAGTCCCGACCTCGAGCGGCTGTCGGTGGTGGCGAAGATCGACGGCCCGCTCGGGTTCGTCATGGTCGCCGTGGGGGTGTGGGTAGTGGTCGCCGCGATGGTCGGATGCACCCGCGCCAGCGCGCACGCGGTCACCTCGATCACGCACCTCGCCTATGTCGTCGCGGTCGCCATGACCTACGTCATTGCCTACCCGTTACAGCCACTCCCGTCGGTTCCGCTGGCGGTGTTCGGGTTCATCGCACACGGCGGGGCGTGCCTCGCCTACTGGCAACGGGGGTGGCGCTAGATGGACCCGGCAACCGTGGGGGCGTGGACGACGGGACTCGCGGCGATCATCACCGCCGTCGGGGTCGTCATCAGGATCGTGGTCTACCGGCCCCGACTGCCGGTGGCCGAGGAACTGCTCGAGCAGATCGACGAGATGCGGACCGACGTGCTGGCGCTGGCCCGGTGGGCTCACCGGGCCGTGTCGCAGGCAGCGGCGCAGGGATTCGACCTGGAGGAACCGCCCGAGGTGTTCCGGTCCCTCGGGCAGCGTGAGGGGGAGCGGATGCACGACCCGGGGCAGCACGGGTGGCGCGCAAGCGTCCGTGCACAGACCGGCGAACAGCCGGTGACACCCCGCCGGCCACCCGCACCGGTCGGGCCCGACACGCAACCTGAGCGGCGCCAGGTGCGCCCCCTCCCCCCGCGATGAGAGGGTCACTGACCATGACGCACCTCGGCACCGAGCCACCGGCCGCCCCGCGGACCCTGCTCGAGCGGCTGCTCGGTGACACCGAGCCGGTCCGCCGCGCGCTCTACCCGGTGCTCGTCGCCGTCGTCGCGCTGCTGGTGTTCTACGGGCGGCTCGACGCGGGCTCGGTGCCGCTGTGGCTGGCGCTCGCCGTGGCCGCGCTCGGCATCGGGGGCACCGAGGCGGCTCGGGCGGTCGCCTACTCGCCGGCCACGGTGGGGGTCGTCGCCGAGGATGAGTTCGCCCGAGGCAAGCTCGTCGCCCGGTACGAGAGCTACGGGGAGCACGACCCGAACCGCTGCCGCGAGGTCGAGGACGGGTACCGCTGCGCCCTGGGAAGGGGGCACGCCGGGCCGCACAAGATGACGTGACGCAATGGCGGGGAGCACCCCGCCACCAGCGACGGGCGCCGGGCTCGCCGTAGTACCGCACCACCCCTGGGGGACTGCTATGAGGGAGACCGCGCCGACGGCGCCGACTGCCGAGATCAACGCACACGACCGCGAGATCGCTCGCGAGCTGTACGTCGCCGTGCGCGACGGATCGGGCAAGAGTGCGATCGCACTCGCTGCTCGACGGATCGCCGAGACCCGTGAGGCCGCATTCGCCGCCGGGCTCGAGGAACGGGCCGACGAGGCGCACGCCACCGGGTACGCCGAGGGGCTCGCCGACGGCATCGACAAGGGCCGCGAAGCCGGGTACCGCGAGGGGTTCGACGAGGCACGTCGCTCCGCCGGGTTCCTCAACGGCGAGCACGGCGCATGACCGCCGCGACCGACTACCTGCGGGCCGTCGAGGACGGCGCCGACGGGCTCGCCGAGTTCTACGCCGGCCGCCTCGACGCCCCCGTGCTGGCCGCTCGGGTGTGGGAGGGCCGCGCCGACGCGCTGGCGATCTCGGCACTCCACTACGCCCGCCACGGGCTGCACGTGCTCCCGCTGGCGCCGGGGCTCAAGGTGCCGCTCGGTGACCGGGACGGGTGCTGCGGTGGCACGCATGCCCGCGGCAGCCTCGACGCCCGCCGCGATCCCGATCACGTGCTGCACTGGTGGCGGGCTCACCCGACGGCCAATGTCGGCGTCGCCACCGGCCACCGGGTCGACGTGATCGACCAGGACGGCGCCATGGGCGCGGTGTCGTGGGCGCGGATCGGGCGAGCCGAAGCGTGGCCGGCGGTGCTCGGTGTCGTCACCACTCCACGCGACGGGGGCGTGCACCGCTACGTCGCCGCCACCGGGGACGGCAACGGGGCGAAGATCGCCCCGGGCATCGACTACCGCGGCGCCGGGGGTTACGTCGTGGCCCCACCGAGCATCGTGGACGGTAGGCGGTACACGTGGGTGCAGGCCCTCGACCTGTCGAGAGCCGCACGATGAGACGGGGAGCGAGTGGCCGAGCCGACGATCGACGAGGCGGCGAGGCTACTGCGCCGGATGAACGGCACGGGGACGGTCAAGCGCCTCTCGGTGATGTACGAGGCGCTACGCCTCGCATACCGGGTGGGCCGGGCGGACGAGTCACGGACGAGAGCGGGAGAACCGGAGGCCGAGAGCGCGCTCGAGGGATAGCGGGCACGTGCTCGTCGTGTCTCACTGCGCCCGGCTGGCCGTGCATATACGCCCCTGAGTGCGCCTCGTGACCATCGAGGGGGGCGTCGACTACCTCGGTGCGTGGCGGGCCGGGAAGGCCGCCGGGCCCGCGCCGGTGCTGTTCTCCAGCAACGGCAACGGGGCGCCGGCCACCAGCACGCTCGGCACCAGCCGGGCCGGGTACGGGCAGAAGATCCTCGACGACGAGGTGCAGCGCGTGCTCGGCGCCGTCACCGGGGAGCGGAACGCGACGCTCAACGTGGCCGCGCTCAAGGTGGGCCGAGCCGTGGCCGGCGGGCACATCGACGAGGACGAGGGACGCGCCGCACTCTCGGCGGCCGGGCGGCAGATCGGGCTCGGGCCGCGGGAGGCCGCGAGAACGATCACCAGCGGGTTCCGGGCCGGGATGCAGCATCCACGCGATGCCGGCGAGTCGACCGGGGCCGACGGTGTGGCAGCCCCGGTGCCAACCGACATCACCTCGCAGGTCAGCGGACTGGTCGCGCCTGCCACACCGGCCGGGCCGGGTGCCGTGGTCACGCACGAGCCCGAGCCGGTGCGCGACATCGCCGAGGGCTACCTACGGCCCGGCTCGTTTTTGCTCGACCTGCCGCCCAACCCACCAGCCGTGTGGGGCGAGGGCGAGACGGTGCTCTGGGCGCAGGGTGAGGCGCTCATGATCGCCGCGCTCCCGGGGCTCGGTAAGACGACCATCGCCGCACAGCTCGTGCGGGCCCGGCTCGGGCTCGACGCGTCGCTGTTCGACCTGCCGGTGATGGAAGGGAAGCGAGTGCTCTACCTGGCCGGGGACCGTCCCCAGCAGATCGGGCGCGCGCTGCTCCGGGCGTTCGACCGCACCGAGCTCGCCGAGATCGGTGACCGGCTGGTGCTCGGGTGGGGCCCGCCACCGGCCGACGTGGCGAAGCGGCCCGAGCTGCTGGCCGAGCTCTGCCACTCGGCGCAGGCCGACACCCTCGTCGTCGACTCGCTCAAGGACACCGCGATCAAGCTGACCGACGACGAGGTGGGGGCCAGTTACAACCGGGCCCGGCAGCTCGCGATCGTCGCCGGGGTCGAGGTGCTCGAGCTGCACCACCTCGTCAAGCGCAACGCCGAGGGCAAGGCGCCGAGCTCGCTCGCCGACGTGTACGGCTCGGCGTGGCTCACCGCGGGCGCCGGGTCGGTGGTGGTGCTGACCGGCGACCCCGGCGACCCGGTGGTGCGGGCGTTGCACCTCAAACAGCCCCGCGAGCCATGGGGGCCGGCGTGGATCTCCCACGACCACGCGAAGGGCCGATCCACCGTGCAGGGCCGTGTCGATCTGCTCGAGCTGCTGGCGCTGACCACGGTGCAGACCGCGCTCTCCGCGGCGCAGAAGATGTACGAGACCGAGAAGCCGAACCGGGCGCAGGTCGAGCGGGCCCGCCGGCAGCTCGACAAGCTGGTCGGCACCGGGTTCGCCACCAGCTCCCCGGGGCGACCCGGGGGCGAGGGTGGCTCCGGGGCCACCCGCTATCACCCTGCACTGTCCGAGATCCGCACACCCTGGGAGACCGAGAGCGATGACGACAACGAGTGAGACCCCGACCCGCCGCGTGCGGGTCAGATTCGAGCCGGTGGCCGCCGCGCTCGGTATCAAGCCATGGCGGGCGGTGATCCTCGAGCAGCCCGCCCCGAATCTCGAACGAACCGAGATCCCTGTCGGCCGGTTCGACGACCAGCCGACCGCCGTCACCGCCGCGTGCAGCGCGCTCCGGTTCCTGGCCGCGGGCATCCCCTGGCGGGTGACCGAGTGAGCCGGTGGGAGTGGTCCGAGCGGGGGATGACCGTCGTGCTCATCACGAACCCCGGCGGCGTGTACGACCTCACGGTCAGGGAGGACGGGCGGGGAGCTGGTGGCGCAAGCCTGCCCCCGCGGGCTGTGCGTGAGCTGCTCGACCACCTCGTCGAGTGCGAGGGGTACGAGCCGCTCGCGCAGGCGCTCGAGGACGTCGACGCACAGGAGAGTCGCGCCGAGGCGGCCGAGACCGGGGTCAACGCGCTCACGAGACAGCTCGCCGAGGCGCGCACCGAGATCGAGCAGCACAAGACCGCGCTCGACCTCGCCGACCAGCGGGTGCGGGCGCTCGAGGGTGACGGCGACGTGACGGCGACCCAGTACCGGACGGTGCGCCAGTGAGCGCGCGCAAGGGCAAGGGGCCCGGAGTGCGCCGCACCGACCTCCTGGTGCCCGAGGGGTGGCTGCCCCGCCGCAACGCCCGCGTCATCGTCCTGCCGCACGCCGACGAGCCGCACCCGCCGGCCGGGGTCTGGCGGGTCATCGACCGCAGCAACGGCGACCCGGGCCCGCACTGGTGGTGCCAACCCGCCGACGACACCGCGCGGGAGTGGCTGGCCCGCCACCCGAAGCGGCGCGTGCAGGGCTGTATCGAGGTCAAGGGGCTACGGCTGGCCCCGCACACCACGCAGCTCGCGATCGACGGGGCCGGGTCATGAAGCTCCCGACGAGCACGCGGATCGAGTGCCGGGTGACCGAGTGTAAGTGGGCGCACGACCTGCCCGTCGAGTTCCGCATCGTGCGCCACCCTGACGCGCCGGTCCCTGGTGGATTCGTCCTCGTCGGAGCAACCGTCGAGGTCGACGACGCCGCTGTCGCCGCCTTCGATGAGCTGCTCGCCCACCACCTCGACGAGCACGCGACCGACGGCGCCCCGCCGGCCACCGTGCCGCCGTCGTGGCCCGAGGTCGAGTGGTGTGACGACGGGGGCTCGTGCGAGCACGACTCGTGCATGAGAGCGGTGCTCGCCGAGATCGAAGCCGAGGCGTGAGGGGCGCCGAGCGGATCGTCGCCCTCGGGCTGGCCTGCCTGGCGCTGGCCATTCTCGGCTGGTGGGTGGGGTTCGGTGGTCTGCTCGTGGGGCTGGCGCTGTTCGCCCTCGGCACACTCGTCGCCGACCGCACGCCCCCGGCCGACACTGGCGGCACGACAACCGAGAGGGGGTCACCGTGACGGTGACCGACGACCGATGGACGTGCAGCGACTGCGAGATCACCGAACTGCTCGACGGCGAGGACGCCGAGGCCCGAGCGACGCACCGGCGCGCTGTGCAGACCGGGCACGCCGCCCGCCACGAGGCCGAGCGGGGTCGGGCGGGCCCGCTCACTGCCGCGCTTGCCGAAGCGGCCGAGGTGGTGGCGGCGTTCCGGGTGTGCCTCGTCGTGCCCCCGGGCGACGTCGACCGGATGCGGGCGCAGATGGTGCGCCGGTCACTGCCGGTGGAAGTGTTCGCCGACGCCGCCCTCGGTGAGGGGCAGGGGTACGTGATGACGCCCCGCCGCGGGGTGCGGGAGCGACCGCCGTCCCCAGGTGTGGACGGCACTGTGGACAAGCCAGCGTCGTGACCCGACCCGACCACCTGCCCACCGTCGTGGGGCTGGTGCTGCTCCCGCCAGCCACCGTGCTCGCCGGTCTGTCACTGGCACTCGTGGCCCTCGACACGGTGCGGGGTCGCTGTCCGTGCCGAGGGTCATGAGCGGGTCAGTCGTCGAGGCCGTCCGGGCGGTAGCCCTTCGCACGGGCCCGCTCAAGAAAGGCCACGACCTCCGGGTCGTCACGGCGCCGGGGCTCGGGTGCCCCCTCGACGGGCGGCACCTCGACAGATCCCCCGGCCGGTGCGACGGCGGGAGGTTCACTGCCCCGGGGCGGGGTGGCGACGACGCCGAGGGCTCGTGCGCGCTTGAGGTACTCCTTGCACCGGGAGGGGGTCAGCTCGGGGTTCACCTCACACAACAGGCGCACCGGCCGGGTGCTGCGGGCGCGGGCGATGCCGTACACGGCGGCGAACTCCAGGTAGAACGCCCGGTCGATGGTGCCCGGCACCGAGCGGGGAACGGGGTGGGTCAGGCGCAGGTCGGCGCGTGCGGCGAGCTCCTGGCAGTGCGGGCAATGGGCGCAGGTCATGCCTCCAACGCTAGGGGTAGACAGGTATCCCCCGCAACACCCCCCGATAGTGGGGGTTACGAGGTGCCCCTACTTAGACATAACCCCAAGTCGAGAGCAGTCACGATAGGGGGAGACACATACACGCCCCCACCCCCAGCCCCCTTCCCCTGGTCCGTAGGACCAGGGAGGGAAGGGGGAGCGTGATGGAGACAGACAGCATGAGCACGAGATGCAGGCACAAGGGCTCGACGGTGCTCACGACCCTGGCCGGGTACGAGGTGCGGCTCGACACCGAGCCCCTCGATCCCCTGGCCGAGCTGGTGGCAGCAGTGGCTGGCCGTCGCACCTACACCGCCTATGCCAGCGGTGGCGCGTCCTACCGTGACGGCCAGACCATCCGGGCCCGCCCCGCCGGCACCCGTCCACGGGAGACCGTCCGGGTGCAGCACCAGTGTCCGCCGTCCATCACCCCGGGAGCGTCATGACCGCGATCGACCTGGCCGCCCTCGCCTCGACCCTCGGCGTCGCCCTCGACGGGATGGTGCACGGCTGCGGATGCGGCCATGTGCACCCGCACGAGCCCTCGGCGATCACCGCTGATCCCTACGCCTGGCGGACCATCCGGCAGAACGTGCTCGCCCGCGATGGCCGGCGGTGCCAGGTGTGGCAGACCGGGACGGGCGTCGTGGCAGCGGACGGCAGCGGGGAGGAGGTGTGCGGGGCGACCGCCACCATCGCCGGGCACAAGTTGGCCCGCGGTCGGGGCGGATGCGACCGGCCGCGCAACTTGCGAGCCGAGTGCAAGCCGCACAGCGACTCGGACTCGGGCCGGCTCACCCGCGAGGAACGGGACGCGCTCAACCTCGCACGCGCCCTCGTCGCCCGTGACGGGGCTCTCGACGGGGCCGTTCTCGCCTCTCAGCCTGTGGATAACCGGTCGGTTTTTCCACAGGGCGTCGCTCACGGTGACCCCGGCTCTGGGAAAATCTCTCTCTCAGCGTCGCGGGCCGACGATCGCGAGGGCGTCGTGCGCAGTGACCTGCGGATCGTCGGCGACCGGGGCACGCACGCCGACGGATCGTCAGCGGGCCGACGCGGGTCAGATGGAAGCTCGGCGAGCCCCGGGGGTGTGATCGACCCGAGCACGTTCGCCGTCCCCGGCCCCGACTCCGAGGTGTGGGACGCCGCCCCGTGGCTGGACAAGCTCCGCAAGGTGCCCGAGGGGGCGGTCTGGCCCCGGCTCATGACCTACCCCCACCCGCGGGCGGTGGGCACGTACGGTCCCGAGCTGCTCGAGGTGCACGGGCGCACCACGAAGGGTGGCCGGCTGCGGTGGTGGCAGCGGCTCGCCGCGTACCGCATTCTCGAGCACGACGCCGATGGCGTGCTCGTGTGGGCCGAGTTCATCGAGTCGACGGCCCGTCAGCTCGGCAAGAGCGTCGGTTTGCGGGCTCTGGCCTGGCATCGGGTGCTCAAAGGCCCTCAGCGGTGGGGCGAGCAGCTCGTGCTCCACACCGGCCGCGAGCTCGGCATCGTTCGGGAGGTCATGCTGCCGGCGTGGGCGTGGGCCGAGCGCAACGGGCTGGAGGCGTCGCGGAACAATCTCAACCCTGGGATCTCTACCGAGCCGCACATGACGGGCTCTCGGTGGGTGATCCGGGCCAAGAACGCCGCCTATGGGCTTGGTCCAGGGCTCGCGGTGGTCGACGAGGCGTGGGACGTGGCTGGCGTGACGGTCGACGAGGCGATCGAGCCGACGCTGGTCGAGCAGCCCTCCCATCAGCTCGGCATGTTCTCCACCGCGCACCGCAAGGCGACGGGGCTCGTGCTTGAGCGCCGGGCGGTGATGATCGCCGAGATCGTGCGTCCGACCCACCGATTGCTGCTCGAGTGGTCCGCGCCGGCCGATATCGACCGTTCCGACCCGCGGGCGTGGCGGGCAGCGTCGCCGCACTGGTCGCCGAACCGCGAGCGGCTGGTGCGCTCGGCGCTGGCGAAGGTGCTCCGCGGCGAGAGCGTCGACCCGGAGGAACCGGACCCGATCGCTTCGTTCGACGCTCAGTGGCTCAACCGGTGGCCGAACGTCATCACGATCAAGGCCAAGACCCTTGACGAGCCCCTGATCGCCGGTACCGAGCGCCTCGAGGGGGGTCTGCGGTCGCTGGCGTGGGATTCCTGCCTCGACCCGGATGCGACGCCGGCTCCCGACTCGCCGGTCGTGCTCGCGCTGGAGGACGACCTCGGCGACGGCGCCACTGCGGCGGCCGCCGCGCTCTGCCCCGATGGCCGGGTCGTGGCCGGCGGGTGGACTGGTGCGAGGACACCGCCGACGGCGCCGACGACGCGATTCTGCTGGTCGGGGCGTCGATGATCGACGACGCCGAGCTTGAGGCGGTCGACATCGCCCTCGAGCCGGTGGGCCGCGCTGAGACCGCGGTCGCGCTGCCGCTGTTCCGTGAGCTGGTGCGCCTTGGGCACGTCGCGCATGACGGCGATGAGGACACCTCCGACGCGGTGCTCGGGGCTCGTGTTCGCCCCGGCGCCGGCGGGTCATCCATACTGCTGACCGGGAACGAGTCGACGAGCCTCGTACGGTGCGTGATGTGGGCCGTGCAGCGGGCACACCGCGACCGGACGTGATGAGGGGGCCCCTGTGGACCGATTGAGCGACGACGAGCTCGCCGGCAGGCACCCGGGGGTGACCGAGCTGCTCTCGTTCTTCGACGCCGGACACCTGCCCGACGATCTGCGGGTCGTGTCCGAGCCGTGTGGCGAGCTGGCGCACCACCTCGTCGCCACCCTGCCCGACGGGCCGGAGCTGACCACCGGGCTGCGGAAGCTGCTCGAGGCCAAGGATTGCGCCGTGCGGCAGGCGATCCGAGCCCGGATCTCGCGTTCGGCGCCGTGGGTGGCCCCGAACGCCCGCGGCGTGGCCGGCGCGGACATCGAGCGTGAGGGTGACGATCCGCGCGACGGCGACCTTGACGGCGGTGACGACGAGGTGCTCGACGTGGCGACGCACGGCGACCCGACCGCGACGCAGGTGTTTCGGCGATGATCGACCCCGTGCAGCGGCTCGATGGCATCGCCCGTGTGTGCCACGAGGCGAACCGCGCCTGGCAGATCGTCACCGGCGACCCGGTGGTCTCGCCGTCGTGGGACGAGGCGTCCGTCGACCAGCGGATGAGTGCCCGAGACGGGGTGCAGGTCGCTCTTGCGGGCGCCACTCCCGAGCAACTCCACGAGTCGTGGACGCGCAACAAGCTGGTGAACGGGTGGACGTTCGGTGCGGTGAAGGACGAGGCCGCGAAGACTCACCCCTGCCTCGTGCCGTACGACGAGCTGCCGGCCGAGCAGCGGGCGAAGGACGCGCTGTTCGGTGCCATCGTGACCGCGCTCGGGCGGGCGGCCTCGTGATCGAGCCCGCACCGCCCGTTCCGCTGGTCGAGGTGCTCGTCGTCGAGCCCGCACCGGCTGTCGAGCCCCTCGCCTGCACCGCGGCGACGAACGGTGGGCACCTCCCGTGCCGCCTTGTCGCCGGCCATTCGGGGCTGCACCAGCTCGCTGACGGAACGGTGTTCGCCCCGTGACCGAGCCCCGCGAGCCGTTCACGATCGTCGACCGGCGCGGGGTGGCCATCGAGCGGACGGCGTTCCCCCGCGACCCCAGCCTTGTCGAGCCGAGCAACGGGCCCGCGGGCGCCGTCGGCCCCGACTCGCCGGCCACGCTCTACGGTGCGACCGCCGACGCCGAGCCGGTGATCGTCGATGGTGACGAGTTCGACGCCGCGCTGCCTGGCCCCCGGCTCACCCCGACCCCGTGGGCCGGGTGGCCCTCGCAGTGGCAACCCGCGTGGGGCAACGGCGGGGGCGGTGCCGGGCTCGGTGGGCTCGGCCGGCAGGTCTCGACGGTGTTCTCGTGCACCGCGCTCAACGCGAACGCCCTCGCCTCGATGCCCGTCTCGCTCACCGAGGCCGGGCGCCCGCTGGACCCGCTGCTCTACGAGTGGACGGAGAATCCTGAGCCCCGGCTCTACTCGGGCATCGATGAGTTCCTCACGCAGGCGGTCGTCTCGATCCTGACCCGGGGCGATCTCTACATCGCCCCGACGCATTGGGAGTGGGAGACGCTGCTTCCCGATCGATTCATGGTCGTCGACCCTGATCGGGTGACGTGCCGGTTCGCCCTGGACGGGGCGACGCGCGACTACTGGATCAACGGCGAGCCCCTCATGCCCGGGGATCTGCTGCACACCCGCTACATGAGCGCGGCGGGCTGGCCGACCGGGCTCTCGCCGTTGCAGGCCGCCGCGGGTAACCTCCGGTCGGCTGGGGCGCTTGAGCAGTACGGCGCGCAGATCGCCGAGTCGGGTGGCATCCCCTGGGGGACGCTCACCACCGACGAGCGTCTCACCCGGCGGCAGCGGGCGATTGCCCGGCAGGAGTGGATCGAGGCGCAGGCCAACCGCATGGGCGGGCCCGCGATCTTTGGGCAGGGGCTCAAGCTCGACACGCTGTCGATCAACCCCAAGGACATGGCGCTGCTCGACCTGCGGGTGTTCGACGAGCAGCGGATCGCGGCAGCGTTCGGGGTTCCGCCGTTCCTCATCGGCCTCCCCCAGCCCGAGGGGCTCACCTACGCGAACGCCACCTCGATGTACGACGCGCACTGGCGGCAGATGCTCCGGCCGCTGGCGCGGAAGATCATGGGCGCGCTCTCGTCGTGGGCGCTGCCGCGGGGGCAGCGGGTGCACCTCAATGCGGGCGACTACGTGCAGCCCTCGCTTCCTGAGCGCACCACCGCCTACAAGGAGATGCACGATGCCGGTGCGCTCACGGTCGACGAGTGGCGGGCGCTCGAGGGGCTGCCCCCGCTCACTGCCGGCCAGCGTGCCAGCAGGGCGCTCGCCGAGCAGACCGCCGACTCGGCGGTGACCCAGTGAGCGGGCTCCCGTGGTCGCGGCCGATGAAGGGTCGGCGGTGCGCCGCGCGGCTGCGCGCCGAGTCCAACCCGCAGCGGTACGGCCGGTGCGAGCTCGCCCGGGATCATGAGGGCGAGGCGCACGCCCTCGAGTACGGGATGGGCGTCGTCCGGTGGGACGACGGCCCGGTGTGGGACAGCCATGACGAGGCCGGGCAGCGTCCGGCCGACGAGAGGACCGACCCCCGATGACCTTGAGCTTGCCCCCGCTGCCCGCGCTCCCTGACCTCGACGCGCTCACCCGCTCGATGCCCGCGGCCGAGTACGACATCGACCGGGCGCAGGGCATCGTCGAGGCGCTGATCGTGCCCTACATGACCCCCGCGCACATCGTCGAGATCATCCCTGACGCTGCCGGCCGCGGGCAGGTCGTCGACTACTCCGAGCAGTTCGCCCCGGGTTCGCTGGAGCGGGCGAAGGCGGCGCCGAACCGGGTCGGGTTGACGTTCACGCACTCGGACTCGATGCCCGACCGCATGGGCTACGGGCGGGAGATCCGCGACGACGAGACACTCAATGGTGCGGTCGCCGTCTTCCAGCTCTACCGGGACACCCTTGACCGGTCGATCGAGCTGCTCACCACCTCGCACACCGGCATGAGCGTCACCGCCCGCTGCATCCGGCCGATGCGCGGCACCGAGACGAACGGCGCGCTGGTCACTCGCGAGGCCGTGCACCTCACGACGGTCGCCGCCACGGACAATCCCGCCTACATCGACACCCGCGTACTGGCGATCCGCGAGCGGCAGGCGATCCTCGCCGCCGAGCAGGAGCGCACCACCGAGCGCGCGGCACAGTACGTCGACTCGCTGCTGCTGCTGCGGTCCCGAGGGCGTGAGCTCTCCCCGGCGCAGGACGCCTACCTCGCCGAGCACGGGCACCCGATCGCCCGATGAGCCGGCAGGCGTGGCGCACGGTCGCCATGCTGGTCGCGTTCGAGCTGGCCGTAATCGTGCTCGCGGTGTGGCTGGCCCGGTAGCGTCGCCGTCGCGCCGGGGCAGCTCCCCCCGTGGCTGCCCCGGCGCTTCGTTGTCCGGGTGTCCAGTTCTGGACATTCGCAAGCCTCAGGGGTTGCCCACCTCGGACGGGTGAGATTATGTCGGGGTTTGTCTTGAGTTGTCGGGGTTCTCTGCCGATGATGAAGGCATGACCACCCCCCGCGTTACCGCCGCAACGCTCGCGGCTGCCGCCACGCGCCTCGCCGGCACGGTCGTCCTCGACCTCGCTGACCTGACCGTCGGGCCCGCGACCTACCTGCCCCGACTCGAGGCGTTCGCCGAGATCGGGGACCCGACCGAGATCCTCGGCGACGACGACGGCACGCTCGTTGTGCTCGTCCAGCCGGGCGTCGCTCGCGACCTCATCGCCGAGCACGGCACGCCCGGCCGGGCCGCTGCCGTCGTGAACCGTGAGCTCCGCTCGGTGTGGTCGGCATGAGCGCGCTCTCGCTGGTCTCGTCCTGGGGCGGGGACGCGATGCCCGACGGCGTGACCATCGACCGGCCGGTTGACGCGACGGTCTACTCGTCGCGGCAGACCGCCGAGCGCCGTGCCGCCCGCATCCGGGCCAACGTGGCCGAGCTGGTCGGCGACCTCGTGGACGCCTGGCGCGAGCACGACGACGAGGCGCTCGGGTTCGTCTCGTTCGCCGAGTTCACCGCGTGGCTGTTCGGCGACGTGAGCCGGGTGTCGATCCCGGTCGAGGCCCGCCGCGAGCTGGTGGCAGGCATGACCGAGCGCGACGGGCTGTCGGTGCGGAAGATCGCCGACGCCCTCGGTGTGAGCAAGAGCCTCGTCGCCGACGACCGCAAGATCATGCTCCACCCGCAGGCGCTCGACGACGCCCGGATCATCGACGCCGAGGTCGTCGAGCCGCTCGACCCGTTCCGCGGGCTGTCGGCCCGGTGGGAGGTGCTGGCCCGCGTCGCCGCGCAGGCCGAGCGCGGGCTCACCTCGGTCGAGCTGGACGCCGAGCTCGACGCGCCGCTCGGCACCGCGACCGGCTCACTGTCCAAGCTGGCCGCCCGTGGGCTCATTGAGATCGGGTCGCTCGACGAGGCTCGGGCGAACCGGCGCCCCTACCGGGTGACCGAGCCCGGCCGGGCCCGGCTGGCCGAGCTGCTGACCGCCCGCGACGCCGCCGAGGGCGACGTCGAGGGGTGAGCCCGTAACATCGAGCCCGCGCGGTAGCGCACGACCTCCCAGGGTCGGCACGAGACGGCCCGCACCCGCCCGGGGGTGCGGGCCGTTCGTGCGTTTGGTGACGACGCACGGTGACTGGATCGTCTACTCTGCCGACCATCGCCGAGCGACACCCCCGTCACTGACGGGCACCCCGTGAGCGCGTGACTCCCACGTCACCCCTCGAGAGGTACCCCGTGAAGATCGACACCCGCATCAACTCCCGCCCCGCGCAGCTCGCCGCCGACACGCTGGTCGGTACGCGCGCCGCTGCCGAGGCGCTCGCGGCCGGGTTCCTGGCCGCCCGCCGGGCCCGCCACGGCGCGGCGACCATGCGGCTGGCCGCCGGTGGTGGATCGAAGGCGCTGCTCGAGCAGTCCGTGCAGGAGCGCGAGGCGTGCGTCACGCTCATCGAGGGCGTGTCGACCGCCGCGTTCGAGGCCAAGCGCGACCTCTCCGACCAGGACAACGACACGATCGAGCGCGCGCAGGCCCGGATCAAGTTCCTCGACACGCAGATCGAGCGGATGAGCTTCGACACCGCCCTCAGCGAGCGGGCTCGCACCGCGCTCGCCTCGAACGGCGTCTCGGGTCAGCAGATCCCGCTCGCCTACCGCTCGGCCGGCGAGGCGGTGCACGACCTGCTGCACATGAGCAATGCCGACGCCCGCACCCGGCTGGAGACCGAGATGCACCGCGCCGCGCAGCACATGGGCGCCGACGCCGCCAACACCGTCCCGGTGGCCGGCGGTCTCGGTGCGCTGGTCGTCAAGCCGGTCGTCGGCCCGATCATCGACCCGACCCCGGGCGGTCGCCCGTTCCTCACCGCCCTCGGCGTGCAGACCCTCGACACCCCGCTCGGGTTCTCCCGCCCGCGCATCGTCGACGGCGTGCTCACCCCCGGCCACGACAACTACGGCGACGCGCCGGCCCCGCAGGGCAAGGAGAAGGCCGAGCTCGTCTCCCGCGCGTTCGACATCAAGCTCGACTCGATCGAGTCCGACACCGTGGGCGAGTACCTCAACATCAGCCAGAAGCTGCTCTCGCTGCCGATCCAGGCGCTCAACATCATCATGAACCAGCTCACGAAGCGGCGGGCCGTGAAGACCGAGCGGCTGGCCGTCGCCGAGGTGCTCACCTCGGCGTCGCGGGTCGACCTGGCCGCGAGCATCGCCACCGACGCCGACACCTCCGAGGCGGGCGCGATCTACGACGCGCTGTGGGAGGCCGCCGCGCTGGTCTACACGAAGACCGGCGAGCTGCCCGAGTGGCTGGCGATCGGTCCGGCCGCGTGGCAGCGTCTCGGTCGCCTGCGGGACCGCGCCGACCGGCCGCTGTTCCCGACCATCGGTGCCGCCGTCAACGTCATGGGCACGATGCAGGCCGCGGGCGGGCAGCCGACCGTGAACGTCGGCCCGATCGGGCTCAACGTCATCGTGACCCCGGGGATCACCGGCGGCGAGATGGTCATGGGCAACTCGGCCGGGCTGGAGGTCTACGAGTATGCATACCCGGTGCTCGAGGCGATCGAGCCCTCGGTGCTCGGCCGGCAGGTCGCCGTCGCCTCCGAGCTGGCCTTCTACCGGCCGGCCACCGACGAGCCCGCGGGCGCGGGCAACGCGGCCGGGAACGGCGCCGTCATCATCGCCCCGCCGCTGGCCCCGTGACCGACCCGTTCGGGGGCGGGTACTACGACACGTCGTACCCGCCCGAGATCCTGCGGGGCTACGAGCCCCCGGCTCTTGTCGGTGCGGCCCGCACCGCGGCGACCGCCGAGCACACGCTCACGGTCGCCGCGGGCGAGCCGGGCACCTACGAGCCCGAGCTCGCCGGCCGGGAGCGTCCGCGCAACGTGAGCGAGCTGCGGGCACGGGCTCGGGTCATCGACCCGGCCCCGTGGCCCGCGGGCACGTACGTGCTCGTCGGTGTCAACGGCAAGCGGGCGCACTGGACGGGCGAGGACTGGAAACTCGGCGACTCGCCGGGCTACAAGCTCGGCACCCCGCCGGACGCCGACAGTGACAAGCCCCTCGTCGTCGAGCAGCTCGCCGACGGCCGACTCGGCCTCGCGGGCGAAGGGGCCGAAGCACCGTGACCGAGCCCCTCGTCGTGCCGCTCGGCGTCGTCCCCGGTACGTGGCACGAGGCGCACGCCGAGATCACGGCGAGGGCCCTCGCGCAACGTCGCCTCGGTGGCGGTGACATGGACGCCGGCCAGTTCGTCGACCTCGTGCCGACCGCGTGCTCGATGATCGACCAGCGGCTCGAGCTGCGAGCCGTGGCCGGCCGGGTGCGGTACGTGGTCGGTGGCGTGCCCGTCATTGCCTACGCACCCGGCGACGCCCCGGCTCAGGTGGTCGACGCTGCGGTGCAGCTCACCCTCGAGCTGTACGACCGCAAGGACGCCCGGTTCGGGGTGCTCACCAGCGCCTCGGCCGCGTTCGGTGAGCCGGTCCGGGTCTCCCGCGACCGGCTCGCCGGTGTCGAGGGGCTGCTCGAGCCGTTCGTCGAGGGCTGGGGCATCGGGTGACCGGCCCGCTGCCCGACCTGCCCGGCAACGCCCTCGACGATGCCCGCACGCTGCTCTACGCCGAGCTGCTCGTCACCTTCGAGCGGGTCGGCTGGTCGACCGAGGGCCGGGTGCACGAATACCCGGTCATCACCCCGGCCACCCCGGGGGCGTGGGTCGATGCGCCGACACTCGCCACGCAGGGGGCGGGGCTCGTCGCGACGTTCGCTCTCGGCGTCGTGGTCGACGGCAATGAGCGGTCGCAGGTCGCCCGGCTCGATGCGCTGGTCGCGATCCTGTGGGAGCGCCTCGAGGACGTGAAGATCCCCGCGGGGCTCACGCTCACCGAGGGGTCGACGTTGCAGGTGGCCACCGCCGGTCCCGAACCCTTCGACATCGGCGGGGGTCCGACCACCCGGTCGATAGCCCTCACCGTGCAGGTGCCCGTCGCCCGCCGGACGCTTTGCCCCACCGCACTCACGACTCCAGGAGACCCCCAGCCATGAGCACGACCGTCTTTCAGATCACCGACGCCGAGCTGCTGCTCGTCCCCGTCGACCCGACCGCCATCGGCTACACCGACGGGTGGCAGGCGCCCGGCGGGAAGACCGCGATCTCGGCCGTCGCCGCCGACTTTCCCGACTCGGACGGGTTCTCCTGCCAGATCACCAGTGGGAAGCTCACCGCCTCCAAGCAGTCGACGACCGTCGAGGTGCCTGCCACGTTCTGCGGGCCCGCCTCGAGCCGTCCCCAGCCCGGTGAGACCCGGTTCGCCCTGGACGCCGAGTTCCTTCAGGACATCACCGTCCGCAACGGGTGGCAGGCGTTCCTCGCCGCGAACGATGCGGTCGAGGCGTACTTCCTGCTGTCGCTCAACGGCGCCGCGAACCCGCCCCGCGCCGTCGGCCGGGTCAACCTGCATGACACCGGGTTCGGTGGCGCCCCGCGGGCCAACCTCACCGACACGGTGAGCTTCGACTGCACCCGCAAGCCCGACCGGCTGTTCGGCCGTCCCGGCGGTGGCACCCGGCTCATCACCGGAACCGGCCTCGTCACGGACGCACCGCCCGCCTGACGGTGAGCGATCCTCTCGGTGACTGGGCGCGGCGGGTGGCTCTGCTGCCCGCCGCGCTCGTCGAGGCGACCCCGCGGGCGACCCGCGCCGGCGCCGAGGTGCTCGAGACTGCCGCCCGCGGGAAGTTGCTCGCTGCCACCGGCGGCGACATGCGCCTCTCGCGGGTGCGCTCGGGCAAGGGTGCGCGGGTCAACCTCAGCGTGCGCGACGAGGGCGCCGGCAGTCGGGCCCGGTCCGTGGTGGTGCCGACCGGCCCGGTCATGCTCGTCGAGGCCAAGACGAAGGCCCACATGCAGCCGTTCGTCTACACCTACAACCGCCGGGTCAAGAGCCGTGGCGGGCGACGGCTCATGCACATCCCGGGGATCGGGGTGTTCGCCCGCGTCAAGCACCCCGGCACGAAGGGCAAGGAGCCGATCGCGAAGGCGTTCCGCGAGTCCGCCGACGACGCGGGCGCCGCGGGGGTGGCAGTGTTCGCCACGGCAGCACGTCGACACCTGGGGGGATCATGACCAGCGCAGCGCCCACGGAGCGCGCCACCGGCACCAGTCTGGGGGTCTGGTGGAACGTCAAGCTCGGCCGGGCCGGTGAGGTGGCGAGCGACTCGCTCACCCTCGACGAGGTGGAACGGATCGAGACCATCACCGACACCCCGTGGTCGGTGGCGAACCCGCTCGCCTCGATGCGGCAGGCGAAGGGGTGGCTGCTGGTCGCCGCCATGCACATCGGCATGACCGAGGACGAGGCGGTCGTGCACCTCGCCTCGCTCAACCTCGGCGACATCAAGGGGGCGTTCCAACTCCACGCCGGCGACGCCCCGACCCTCGGGCTGGTCGATGACGAGTTCGTGCCCCCCGTCCCCCCGTCCTCGGTGCCTACGTCCGCGAATGGGTGACGTGGGCGGCGCTGGCGGTCGGGTGGCCCCCCGACGTGACACGACGGCAGCGCGTGCGTGACCTCGAGCCCGTGCGGGACGCATGGGCCGATGCGATGAGACGGCGAGAGAGCAGGTAGCGCGGTGCCGACGATGGAGGAACGCCTGCGACTGGTGGTCGAGGCGACCACCGGATCGGCTGAGGCATCGTTCGGGAAGCTCACCACCACGGCCGAACGGTCGGCCACCGCCAGCAACTCGGCGGGCGACGCGGTGCGCTCCGCGGCCGACGCCGTGGTGCAGGCGCGGGCCCGCGAGGCGGACGCGACCGGCAAGCTCTCGGTCGCGCAAGCGCGTCTCGATGAGCTGCGGGACAAGGGCAACGCGAGCGCCTCGCAGCTCGTGGCCGCCGAGGAGCGGGTCGCGGCGGCGCAGCGCCGGGTGCAGATCGCCAGCAATGACACGACTCGCGCACTCGCCGAGCAGGACGTCGTGCAGGAGGACGTGGCCGCCTCGGCGGGCCAGGCCGAGGGTGGTACTGATCGGTTCGGTGAGGGCGTGGGTCGTCTGCGTAACCAGGTCGCCGGACTGGTGGCCGGCGTCTCCTTGGCCGACTGGGTGAGCGAGAGCGTGACTGGGTTCCTGGACGGCGCCCGGGGCGCCTCGGCGCTGGCGATCGGCATGAACGCGACGGTCCAGGAGGGCGGTCGGTTCCTCGCCGTCGCCCAGCAGCTCGGGCTCGAAATGGGCGATCTCGTCGAGATCCAAGCGTCGTTCGCTCAGGTCGTCGGGGCCGACGACGAGGCGCTCTCGTCGTTCGGCGCACAGCTCAAGCTCAACGCCGACGGCACGACGAACTGGGCCCTCACCTTGCAGGACGCCCTCGCCAACCTCCAGCAGATCCCCGACGCGACGAAGCGCAACGAGACCGGCTTCCGTCTGTTCGGGGAGGAGGGCTACAAGCAAATGAACGCGCTACTGGTGAGCGGGCGCGATGTCGACGAGGTGTTCGCCTCGATGGGCACCCCGTTCGATGAGGATGACGTCGAGACGACCCGCCGGTACGACGCCGCGATGGTCGAGCTCACCAGCACCGGCGGCAGCCTGTCACGCACCCTCGGGAGCGTGCTCGTCCCGATCCTGACCGAGGTGCTCGGCGGGTTCGACACGGTGGTCGACGTGATCGGTCAGATCCCCGGGCCGATCGCGGTCGCAATCGCGCTCACCGTCGCCTACGCGGCAGCGAACGCCGCCGCTGCGGGTAGCGGCGGGCTGCTCGTCGCGGCACAGGGCGCACTCGTGGGCGGCTGGGGCCGGGTCACCGGCGCGGTGTCGGCCGCGACCGTCGGCACGGGGGCGTTCGCCGTGACCGCGGGCGTCGCCCGGGTGGCCGGCGCCGGGTTGCTCGCCACCCTCGGCGGGCCGGTGGGGCTGGCGATCCTCGGGCTCGGCGCCGGGTTCACGATCCTCAACTCGGTCATGGGCGACAACGAGAACCGGGCCGAGGGGGTTGCGAAAGCGACCGAGACGCTCACCGGTGCGCTCGAGGAATCGAACGGGGTCATCACCCGCAACGTGCGCGAACAGGCCGCCCTCGCGGCGCAGGAGGCGGGCGTGCTGGACGTCGCCGAGAGGGCGGGCGTCTCCCGGGGTGATGTGACCGCCGCGCTGCTCGGTAACGAGGCCGCGCTCAAGCGGGTGAAGACCGCGCTCGCCGAGTACGCCGAGGCGAATCGCACGGTCATCATCAGCGACGAGTCGGGGTACACCGAGAATGCGCTCAACGAGGAAGGTCGAGCCGCGCAGGGGGCGGCCAAGTCCTTCGACGAGCTGCTCGGGTCGACGAAGGACACCGCCGAGGGGCAGGGCCAGCTCGCCGCCGAGCTCGGCGAGACCACCGACAAGGCCGCACTCGCCGAGGCCGCGATGGACGCGCTCACGGCGATCATCGACGCCGGCACGACCGGCGGTACCCGGCTCAGGGACGCGGTGCGCGGGGTCGTTGAGGCGCAGGACGCCGAGGCGGCGTCGAGCGATCGGGCCGAGGCAGCAATCGACGCCTACCGGGCGACCACCAGCGGGGCGGTCGACGCTCACCTCGCGCTCTATGACGCGGTGTTCTCGTCGGCGGACGCCGGCTATGCGTTCCTCGACGCGCTTGACACCGCCAACAAGGCCACCGACGACGCCTCGACCAGCGTTGACGAGGTGGCGCAGGCGCACACCAAGCTCATGCAGGCAGCCCTCGGCGCGGGCGAGGCCGCGGGCGACGCCGCGGTCGCGGCGAAGACGGCGGCCGGTGAGGTGCTCACCGACATCGACGAGGCCAATGTGCGGGCGACGGCCATGATCGACACGCTCCGACTCAAGCTCGACACCCCGGGGCTCACCGACACGGCCCGTGAGGCGATCGGCAACCTCATCACCGAGCTCGAGACGGCGCAGGGCAAGGGCGACATCGCCGCGGTGCTCTCCCTCACCGGCGCCCCCGAGGTGGCCGGCGAGATCGACGAGACCACCGAGGACCGCACCGCCGAGGTGACCGTCGAGTCGCGCAACGGGCCCGCGGTGATCCGCTACCTCGAAGGGATCACGAACGCTTCCCGGCTCGCGCTGGTGCGGGTTGAGTCCCGTGGTGGCCCGGCGGTGAAGACCTACCTCGACAGCCTCGCGCACGAACGGCTCGCGATCATTCGGGTCGAGACCCGTGGCGGGCCGGCTGTCGACCGCTACCTCGACGGGCTGGCGCGGGACCGTGAGATCACGTTCAGCACCCGGGGTGCGGGCGCCATGCGCGGCGCCCCCTCGCTGGCCGCTGCCGGCGTCGGTAGCCCGAGCGTCATGCTCGGCTCGGTCACGCTTGACCTCGAGCTCACCGGCCGGGCCGACCGCGGGCAGCTCCAGAAGGCCGAGCGGGGCCGCGCGCACATCGAGGATATTCGCGCTTACGAGGCGCGGAACGGCACAGGATGGAGGCGGTCACGGTGACGTTGCCCGCGCAGCCCGAGCACGGCGGCGACTGGGGCGACCTCGCCCCCTACGTGTACGCGATGGCGGTCGCCCGAGCGCTGCCCGAGCACGCGGCGGGGCCACGCCCCGGGCGCTACGACCCCTCGACGTGCGTCTACAACCTGCGGGCCGAGAACACGCACCGGGCCCGCGCTGCACTGGCGAGCGCCCGGGCGGGCGTGGGGCTGTTCCGGGCCACCTACCTCGGCGACTCGCTTACCGCCGGTGCCAGCTCGGTCCGGGGGACCAGCGACCCAACGACGTTTCTGCGGGGCGAGCTGAGTCGCGCCGGCCACGTCGTCGGCGAGCTGCTGCACTCGTTCATCAGCGGCGGCAGCACGCCCGAGCCGCGACTCTCCTACGAGGCGGGATCGTTCGCCCTGCCGTGGGCGACGATCCCGCAGGGCACCCCGGGCACGGCGACCGGCACCGGCTCGGTGTTCGAGATCGTCACCTCGACCGACTCGGGCCCGTTCACCGTGGCGGTCGACGGCGGGGCGACGACGCTCCGCACTCCGAGCGGCGGGGCTGCTGCGGTGCAGGTGTTCACCGTCACCGGGCTCACGCAGGCCGGACACACGGCTACGGTCACCGCGACCACCGCGGTCGGGGTCAAGGTCTACGCGGCCGGGTTCCGGCCGGCCACGGGCATCGTGCTCGAGGCCGCGGGCATGAGCGGGGCGCGCACGACCGAGTGGCTGGCCGCTCAGGCGTTCGGCCCCCGCTGGTCGCTGTTCCACGCCGCGAACGTCGACCACGACCTTGTGCAGATCGAGCTCGGAGTCAACGACCGCCGGCAGTTCACCTCAGTCGTGACGTTCCGCGAGAACCTGCTCGAGCTGGTCGAGGCGGCAGGCGCCCGGGGTGCGACGGTGGCGCTCGCGCTGTCCAACGAACCGGCCGACGTGCTCGATGTCCCGTGGTCGGAGTTCGCCGCCGCGGTGTACGACGTGGCCGACGACGCCGACGTGCCGCTGCTCGACCTCACGGCCCGACTCGGCCCGTTCGCCACGGCCAACGCCGATGGTCTGACCCGCGACCTGCTGGCCGACACGGTGCACCTCACCCCGGCCGGGAACGCGGCGAAGGCCCGTGGGTGGCTCGACGTGCTCGCGGTGGTCTGAGATGGCGGACGGCTGGGGCGACGGCTGGGGGCTCGCATGGGGCGGGGCCGGGGTCGACGTGCCGACGATCATCGCCGGGGTCGGTGGTAGCCCGAACCTCGCGATCGACGTGCAGCCCGACGTGAGCGAGGGGTCGTTCACCCTCGACGTGTCAGAGCTCGATGGGCCCGACCTGCTCGCCTGGGGCGTCGAGGGGTGGGTCAACGTCGTCTGCAACGTCACCCGGGTCCGCATCGTGCGCGGTGCGACGCGGGTGCAGGGTCCGTTGACCCGGGCTGAGGCCGCGCTCATCACCGTCGAGATCCTCGACCGTGAGCGGGCGTTCGATCCGCTGGTCAACGCCGACGCGGTGCACGCCGGCACCCCAGCCCGGGTGCGGGTGTGGGGCGGCACCGACCCCGCGGCCCCCGACTGGTCGGCAATCCTCGTGACCGGCGAGATCGAAGACGTGCCCGTCGACTATGCGAGCGGCGCCGTTCCGCTGGTGACGATCAACGGGAGCGACATCATCGCCGAGCTCGTCGCATGGTCGTCCGAGGGTCGCCCCGAACCGGGGGTCGGCGCGGGGGACACGTTGCGGCAGCGGGTGTCCCGGGTGCTCACCGAGGCGGCGATCCCCACCTCGAGGATCTCGGCCGACTCCGACACCGGGTACGCGGTGACCCTGGCCCCGTCCACGCTGGCCGGCGGATGGGCCGACATCGAGGTCGCACAGCTCGCCGAACTGGGGCGCGTGTGGGCCGACGCTCAGAACCGGCTCGTGGTGCGCGGCCGCGGGTCGCAGCTCTCGGGCCCGGTGCGCGGCACCCTCTCGGACTGGCACGGCGAGACGGTCGACGAGTTCGAGCCGCACCTGTGTTACGCCGACCTCGGCGCCATGCTGGGAACCGAGCAGCTCATCAACCGCACCATCGGCGCCCGCCACCCGGTCGGCGACGATGACGAGCCGTCGGTGATCCAGCGCGACGACACGTACTCCCAGGCGCGCTACCGCACGCGGGTCGGCAACGGCGAGCAGCGCGACCTCATGGTCGAGACCGATGTCCAGGTCACCGACTGGTGCGAGTCGCTGCTGCTCACCTCGTCCCGGCCCCAGCTCCGCGTCGACAGCGTGACGCCGGCGCCGTGGGCCGCCCCCGAGGCGTGGCAGGCCGTGATGCAGACCGACATCGGTGACCGGTGGGTGTTGCGGTATCACCCGGCGGTCGGGCCGACGGTGCGCCGCACGGTGGGCGTGCTCGGCATCGAGCACGAGATCACTCCCGAGGGCTGGTCGATCGTGTGGCGGCTGGCCCCGGCCCTCACCCCGGGCGAGTCCCCTGACGGCTGGTTCTCCCTCGACGTGAGCATGCTCGACTCCGGGGACGTGCTGGCCCCGTTCCGTGGGAAGGTCGCCGCGCTCACGCCGTGACCGGTCACCGGCTGTGACACCCTGACACCCGCAGCAGGACGACGAGAGGACACCCCCACATGGCCGGGCTCGGCTGGCGCAGATTCACCCGCGAGAAGCTCACCGTCGCCGACGTGCAGGGCTACCTCATGGATCAGTCGGTGATGAAGTTCGACTCGATCGCCCAGCGCGACGCGATCCTCGTCACCCCGTCCGACGGGATGGTCTGCTACCTCGAGGACATCGACTCGATGTGGTACCGGGAGTCCGGTGAGCTGTGGCGGCCGCTGGAGGGCCAGTGGCCGCAGCAGCAGGCAGGGCAGTCGCTCCCGGGGTGGTCCGCCGGTCTTCGCCTGGGGGACCGCATCGATTCTCTGCCCTACGAGTGCTCGTTCATCGTCACCCCGGCGGGCTGGCGGCAGGCGTCCGTGGCCACGATCGACGTCACGCTGGCCGCCTACATCACGCGGGCGAAGGCTGCCGGGGTTGAGGCGTGGCACAACGGTTTCCAGGTGTTCAACACCCCGGTCAACCGACTCTGGGTCTCCCGCGGGGGCGATGCGTTCACGCTGATCGGCGGTGACGAGCTGCCGCCCGTCACGAGCGGATTCCCGGCCGTGGGCGGGTTCGCCTTCGTGGGCGGTGGCACGACGTCGGTGCAGTCGCTCGGCAACGGCACGGCGCAGTTGTACGCGGTGGCAGCGAAGACCGATGCCGCGCTAGCGGTGAGCGCCACTGGCGACGTTCCCAACACGGTGATCGGAAAGGTGCCAACCGCCTACGCCCCGATGGTCGCGTCCACGCTCACCAGCGGCAGCCATGGCCGGGGGGCGTTCGGTTTCATCGCCCCGAACGGAGATGTCACCCTGACAGCCGTCACTCCCGGGGCGAACATCGTCGTGGGCGACCAGATCAGTTTGGGCGGCACCTACCGCCTGGCCGACCATTCTCTCTGACGGGAGATCCATGACCGAGACCCGTGATCCGCTCGAGCCCGTCGAGGGCCGCCCGTGCCCGGTGTGCGGACTGCCTGACCCGGAACACGACTGGGATGCCCACGACCGCCGCGGGGCGCCGGCCGAGCCGATCTTCGAGGGGCGTCTTGGTGCGGCGCTGCCGAACATGCTGCTGCGATCGAGCACCCGCGGCCGGGCCGAGGTGCGCGTGCTGGCGCTGCACTCGACCGAGGGCATCCTGCGGGCCCGCGACCTGCGGGCGTGGGCGAGCTGGCCCGGCTCGAGCCACGCGAGCGCCGACTCGACCGGCGCGCTGCTCGGGCCCGCGGACGGGTTCGTGCCCTACCACCTGGCCGCGTGGACGCTCCGCTCGGGCAACCCGTGGTCGGAGAACCTCGAGCTCTGCGGGTTCGCCCGCTGGACGCGGGCCGAGTGGCTCGCCCGCCCGCTGCTGCTGGACGCCGCTGCCCGGTGGCTGGCCGAGCGCCACCTCGCCCGGCCGAAGATCCCGCTGGTGAAGATCACCGCCGCGCAGTACCGGGCAGGGGCGTTCGGGGTCATCGACCACGACGACCATACCGACGGCTATGCCGACGGCACGCACTACGACGTGGGGGAGAACTTCCCCTGGGACATCGTGATCCCCGCCGCTCGCATCCACGCGGGCGCCGAGACCGGAGGACTGGACATGGACGAAGCGATCAAGCTGCTCATCGAGATCGTCGGTGAGCTGCGAGGTAACGCGGCGGGCAAGCTACGGAGTGGCTGGCCGGGGCGACGGTTCGGCAACGGGACGACGACGGCGGCGAAGGGGAACGGCACCGTCGTCGACTACGTGCTCGAGGTGGACCGTGAGCTGAACTCGCGGATCGACGTGCTCACCCGCAAGGGGGCGCCGACCACTCGTCCGGCGCTGGACACCCTGTTCGGCCACGTGGTGAGCTGCCGCGCCGAGGTGCAGCTCATGCGCGCCGAGCTGGCCGATCTCGCGGCGAAGATCGACACGGCGAAGTGAGCGCCGTCGAGCTGGTCGTCCCCCGCAAGATCGCCCGACCCAAGAGCCCGCGGCGGCTGCTCGACTGGCAGCCGTTGCACGACTCCCACTCGAGGGGCTACGCGGCGGCCGAGCTCGTCGAGGCGCCCCCCGCGCACGACGTGCGGTGGCAGGCCGGGAAGGTGCTCGACCAGGGCGCTGAGGGCTCGTGCGTGGGGCACGCCGCCGTCGGCTGCATCGGCGCCCAGCCGACCCCGGCCCCGCGCTCGAGGGTCAGCCATGCCGAGTCGGTGCGCTGGTACGAGCGGGCGCAGCGACTCGACGAGTGGCCGGGCGACGACTACTCGGGCACCAGCGTCAACGCCGGGATGAAGGTCGGCCGGGCGTTCGGGTGGTGGGACTCCTACCGGTGGGCGTTCGGGGTCGACGAGATGCGCTCGGCGATCCAGCTCGGCCCGCTGGTGCTCGGCGTTCCGTGGCGCTCGGGCATGTACGACACCGAGCCCGACGGGCTGGTGACCAGCGCCGGCAGCGAGGTCGGGGGGCACTGCCTGCTCGTCATCGCGTGGGTGACCGACCACCTCGGCCACGGGCCCGGTTTCTGGTGGCGGAACTCGTGGGGGCCGGGCTACGGCATCGCCGGCGACGGGTTCGTCCCCGAGGACACGATGGCCGGGCTCATCGCCGAGGTCGGCGAGTGCGCGGTGCCGGTCGGCCGGAAGATCGGCAAGAGTCTCGACGAGTAACACGGCCAGCCACCGCGCGTCCCCGACACCCCCTCCACTTCCCTCGGAGGGGGTGTCGGCGTGTCGGGGGTTGACGGGGTTTGTCGGGGTATGCGATGCTCTCCCCATGCCCGAGACCAGCACCTCCCCGGTCGTCATCACCGCGAGCGCGCTCAAGGCCGGCGACGTCGTGGTCGACGAGCACGGGGCGCGCAAGTTCGCCGCGTTCGATGTCGACGCCGAGACCGATCGGGTCAAGGTGTGGACGGCGGTCGACGACCAGCTCAACGGGTGGCCCCGCGTGCTCGAGTTCGAGCTGCACGACGTGCTCGCGGTCGTCCGATGAGCGCCAAGATCACCGCGACCGAGGCGGCCCGCCGGCTCGGGATCTCCGTCCGCACCCTCGACCGGCACTTGCCCGAGTGGCTGGCCGACGGGGCGGTGACCCTCGACCGGACGCCGGGTGGTCACCGCCGGTTCGACGCCAACGAGATCGCCGCGCTCAAGCCTCCACCGGACCCCACCCCGCTGCCTGCATCCTGACCCGCACCACCTCGTCACACCCCTGGGAGATACACCGCCATGACCCGCACCCTGCTCGCGTTCCTCGCCGTCGTCGGCTGCCTCGTCGCCCTCGGCGCCGTGCTGCTCGGCACCGTCGGACCGACCACGGTCACTGCACCGGCCGACCCCCGCGACCAGCTCGGCACCGTCGAGCGCGGCGTCGACCGCTCCGTCGGCGCCGAGGTGGCCGCCTACCGCGCCGCGACGGTGCAGCCATGAGCCTGCGCTACGGAGCCGGGACGCCCCGCCCGCTGCCGGTCATCCTGCGCCGCCGGGCCATCGAGGATGCCCGCGTGCGCGCCCACATCGCCGCGATGCGCCGCTCGGCCGAGTGCGGACCCGCCTGCGACCACCTGCCCGCCCCGCGCCCGGCGCTCGACGACACGGTGCTCGTGCCCCGGATCGTGCTGCTCGCCGCCGTCCGCCTCCGGTGAGGGACGTGATCGACCTGTTCGCCGGGCCGGGCGGGTGGGATGAGGGGGCGCGCCCGCTCGGGATCGAGCCGTTGGGCATCGAATGGGACGAGGCAGCGTGCGCCACCGGCCGGGCCGCCGGACACCGCCGGGTGCAGGCCGATGTCGCCGCGCTCGACCCGCTGGCCGTCGCTGCCGAGCACATGGCCGGGCCGGTGCAGGGGCTCATCGCGTCGCCGCCGTGCCAGGGGTTCTCCACTGCCGGGAGCGGGCGCGGCCGGGCCGACTCGGTGCTCATGCTCGAGGCGCTCGCCCACACGCACACGCTCGCCGAGCTCGACGCCGCGATCAGGTGGCTGCACCAGCACATGACCGACGACAAGAGTCTGCTCGCCCTCGAGCCGCTGCGGTGGGCGCTCGCACTCACGCCAAGGTGGCTGGCCTGGGAGCAGGTGCCCGCCGTCCTCCCGCTGTGGGAGGCGTGCGCGGTGATCCTGCGGGAGCACGGCTATAGCGTCGAGGTACGGAAGATGCACGCCGAGCAGTACGGCGTCCCGCAGACGCGGCAGCGGGCAATCCTGGTCGCCCGTGCGTGGTGGCTGGCCGAGGTCGCGATGCCGGTGCCGACACACTCGCGGTACTACCCGCGCACGCCCGCCAAGCTCGATCCGGGGCTGCTCCCGTGGGTGAGCATGGCCGAGGCGCTGTCGGGTGCGGGCTGGTCTGATGGCGACCGCATCGGCTTCCCACGCCGCGCCGACGACGGCGAGGTCGTCGAGATCGACGGCGAGCAGTACCGGGCCCGCGACCTGCACTCCGGCTCGCGACCCGCCCCGGCGCTGACCGAGAAGGCCCGCAGCATGACCCGGTGGGTGATGTGCTCGGCAGGTCGCACCGCGCTGGACACGGCTGGGCAGGTGCCTCGCGGGGTCGACGAGGCACCGAGCGCGACCCTCACCGGCAAAGGAGCAGCAACATGGGCCCTCGCCACCGGCACCCGCTCGGACTCGACGATGCGCGGCAGCGATCAGCCCGCGCCGACGTTCGCGTTCGGTAACGATGCCGCCTCCCATGTGTGGGTGCCGGCTGGTGTCCGACCCGAGGACGTGGTCGCCCTCAAGCGCGGCGAGCTGCCCGCGTGGGCCGACGAGCGCCCGGCGACCACGGTGCAGGGTGACCCCCGCGTGTGGCCCCCCGGGCGCAAGGTGAACGCCGACGACTGGGCCCGGCTCGGCGAGAACGAGGCGAACGCTTGCTACGGCGACCGGGCGGGCACCCTCGCCGTGCGGGTCACCGTTGCCGAGGCCGCCGTGCTCCAGACCTTCCCCGCCGACTACCCGTGGCAGGGGACGAAGACCGCGCAGTACCGGCAGGTCGGTGACGCCGTGCCCCCGCTGCTCGCCCGCGTGATCGTCGCGGCGGTGACTGGCCGGTGACCGACACCCCGCCACCGCTCCCCGGCCCGACCACCGCCGCGATGAACCTGCGCCCGGCGGCCGGCGCGAGGCGCTCGGCAACCGCGGCCGAGGTGCGGGCCCGCGTCGAGGACGTGCTCACGCTGCACCGGCCACTCGAGCTGACCGATCGTTCGATGTGCCGGGAGTGCCTCGCCAGCCACCCGTGCCGCACGGTGCTGACCTTGCAGGGCGTCGCCCCGACCCCCGCACCCCCCGAGGAAGGATCACAGTGACGAAAGCACATCGCGAGAGGGGCGTCGTGACCGAGCGCCTGGCCGTGACCTACCTCCGCGGCCACGGGTTCCCGAACGCCGAGCGGAGCGTGCGAACCGGCTACCGGGTGGCCGGCCGCGAGCTGGTCGACGCCGGAGACATCGACGGCACCCCGGGGCTGGCGTGGCAGCTCAAGGCGCTCAAGCCGTTGACCGCGGCCGAGAACGCCGTCCCGGGGTGGATGACCGAGACCGAGCGGCAGCGGGTCGCCGCCGGGGCCGACCTCAGTGTGCTAGTGGTGCGCCGCGACCAGCGCCCGGCCGAACAGTGGTTCGCGTTCCTGCCGCTCGTCGACCTCATCGCGCTCGGCGCCGGTGTGCCACTTGCTGACGAGCACCTCACCGTCAACCGGCTCGCCGATGTAGCGATCCCGGCCCGGCTCTACCTCGGTGATCTCGTGACGTTGCTCCGATCCCGCGGCTACGGCGACCCGATCACCGAGCCGGTCCCGCCGGCCACCCCGGGGCGGGTGTCGTGACCGTCGAGCCGAACGCGGCCGAGCGGGCGCTCGCCGCTCGCGTCGTCATGGACTCGTGGTCAAATCCTGAGGCGCTGGCCGAGCTGCTGGCCGAGGTACGCGAGGGGTCGACCCTGCCGGGTCCGCGGGCGATCGTCATGGGCAACGTGCGGGTCTCGCTTCGGCACGGTGTCGCCTATGCCGAGGGACAGTTCGAGGCGGCTACCGCCCACGCCTGGCAGGCATGGTTCCGCGAGTTGCGCCGACGGTGTCTGCGCCCCTGTGGCTGGCCGAGTGAGCAGCGCACCTACCTCGCGTTCCCGCAGATCGTCGCCGGTGAGCAGACCTTCGTCGAGCTTGAGGCCGACGACCCCCGGGCCGAGTTCCTCGAGATCACCGTCGCCTGCGAGGCGGTGTCGATGACGTAGACCTGTCACACCCCCGCACCATCATCGACACCTCACCCGCTCAACCCCTGGGAGACACCCCGTGCAGATCCCCGACAGCAACGGCGAGAGCATCACCCCGACCGACTCGGGCCCCGGCCCGCTTGACGTGCTTGAGGCGCGAGCCGTCCTCATCACCCGCAACGCCCTCGACGATGCCGAGGCAGCCGTGCGGCGCCTCGTCGCGTTCCTCGACCGCGACCTCCGCCCGACGCCGATCACCGTCGCGAGCGAGGCGCGCCGCGTCGCCCAGGCGATCGAGCACGCTCTCACGCAGGTCGCCACGATCGACAACCTCATGGGCGACAACCGATGACCGAGGGATCAACCGTCCGGGTCGTGCACGACCTCACCGACGGCGAACGCGCCCTCGCCGCCCGCGTCGCCGAGGCGACCGAGCAGCCCCGCGTCGGGCAGACCGTGCTCGAGCGCCCGTCGGTCGATTGGGAGCGGCACCGGGGCGACAAGCGCCCTAAGATCAAGCCCCCGCCGGGCGGGGTGTGGCGCAACCCGGGGACGAACCGGAAGGTCGGGCACCGGTACTACACGCGGGTGACGACGTTCGCCGACGCGATCACCGAGAGCTACAACCTCACGCAGTGGAAGCTCGCCCGGCTGCTCATCGGGCTCGGGCAGCGGGCCGACTACGTGCGCCAGGCCGCCGCGCTCACGATGGACGAGCGTGACCGGGACGCCCGCGACGAGCTGGTCGGGAAGGTGTTCGACGCGGCCGGCCCGGACGCGGCCGGGCTGGGGACGGCGCTGCACGCTCTCACCGAGCGGCTCGACCGGGGTGAGGATCTCGGCACCCCGCCGGTGGAGATGCTGCCCGACCTGGCCGCGTACACCGCGCTTACGAGCGACTCACTCACGATGCTGCTGCGGGAGCCGCGCACCGTGTGCGACGAGCTCGAGTGCGCCGGCACCCCGGACACGATCGCCGTCGTGCACGAGGCGCCCCCGACCGACTGGGGCCCGGCGTGCGACTGCCCGCCCGGCCGGGCGCGGGTGGTGGACACGAAAACGGGCAGCATCCGGTACCCAGGGAAGATGAGCACGCAGCTCTCGATCTACGCGCACTCCGAGCTCTACAACGCCGAGACCGGCGAGCGGACCCCGCTGGACGTGTGCCCGCACTGGGGCGTGATCGTGCACCTCCCGGTCGAGACCGGCGAGGCGGCGCTGTTCTGGCTCGACCTCGCCCATGGCTGGCGCGGCGCCGAGCTCTGCGGGCCGGTGCGCCAGTGGCACCGGGCGAAGGCCGACGACGTGCTGCGCCCGTTCGCGACCGTCATGCCGGTCAAGGTGGTCGATGGCGAAGTGCTGCGGATGGACCCCCGGCTCGCCTCGACGAACACGAAGGCGCCCGCGCAGGTCGACGACGTGACCGACCAGCTCGCCGCCTCGCTTGCGATCGTGGCGACCGAGATCGAGGGGGCCGACGACGCACGCGGCTCAAGCGACCTCGACCCGGTGCAACGCGACGACGAGGGCGACGAGGCCGCGCTGCACGAGGATCTCGACCCGGTGCAGCAGGCGTTCGCCGAGGCAGCCGACGGCATCCGGCCGCACCGCTACCCGACCACCGACGCCGAGAGCGAGGCGCTACGGCTGGCGCAGGAAGCCGCACCGCTCATCACCCGCGCCGAGGCCGAGCGGCTCATCCCGGTCGCCCCCGGGCCCGACACGTGCGCGCACTCGGGCGGTCGCACGATGAGCGGCAACCGGCTCATCTGCCGCGACTGCCGCGAGCCCGCCGGGTTCGGCGACGGCACCCCGACCCCGCCGGCCAAGGCCGAGCCGTTCACCATCGACGAGCGGATCGCGGCGGTCGAGCGTGGCGACGACCCCGACGCCGACGACCCGGTGCACGATCACCTGCTCGACGACCCGATCGCCGAGCGGTCGAGTCTCGACCCGGCACCCGACGCCGAGCGGACGGCGATGCTCCGAGACGAGCCGTGGCGACTCAACGATGAGAGCGAGCGCATCGACCAGCAGCTCACCGAGAGCGCCGACCCCGGTGAGGGCGAGCCCGAGGTCGAGCGGCACGTGCCCTACGTGCCCCAGCACCCGAACGACCGCGACGGGGAGCTCGTGGCGCGGGGGTTCGTCCTCAACGACGAACCGCCCGAGCGCCCGAGCGACCCGCTCGGCGACGAGATCCGGCGCTGCACCAGCGTCCGCGAGCTCGAGCAGCTCGGCACGACCCGGTGGCGCGAGTGGAACGGCTCGCACCGCGCGCTCGCCGTCGAGGTGCACGACCGCCTCGCGTTCGTCGAGCGGGTGGAGCGCCCCCGGGCCGCGTGCGAGGCGGCGATCGGGGCCGCATCCACACTCGACGAGCTTGGCGCCGTCATGGCCAAGAGCGGAGGCGCTGAGTGGATCACCGACGAGCTGCTCAAGCTCGGCACGGCGCGGTGGCACGAGCTGCGGGGCGCACGATGACCTCCTCCCCCACGGACCGCACCGACGCCGACGACGCGACGACGGAGGCGTGCGCCCCCGACTGTGCCGAGCGCACAGCGTGCCCGGTGGTCGGCGAGCCAGGCCACTGGCAGTGCGGCACCTGCCCGGAGCACCAGCGGCCCCGACACCACTGCGGTTGCCTCGCCACTCCCGAGCCC